CTTTAGAAGCAGAGAGAGATGCTCGTCAGGCTGAGATAGATCGTTTGAATGCTCAAGTTGAGGATAATGCCTCTGACATAATTCAAGCAAATACTAAGATCATGAGCTTAGAGCAGGATCAAACTAACTTAGTAAAGGGCAACCCTAAAGAGATATCTTTTAGAAAGCAACTTAAATATAAATACGCTGAAAAACTTGAGGATGCAAGTAGTAGAGAGGGTCAATTTAACACCATCTCTAATATGCTTGATGGAGTAAACTCCGGCTTCACCAGCATGATTGATAATCTTGTTCAAGCCTCAGACGGAGTAGATGGATTCTTCAATAACCTGATTGGTAAGACCAAAGAGGGTAGAGAGGCTTGGAGACAGTTTGGGATGAGCATCCTAACTATGGCTATGAAAGTTATGACTGATAGAATGATGCTCAAGCTAATGAACTATCTTATGGGTATTGGCGATCCGGCCGCCAGTGGAGGTAAAGGTTTACCTACTTCCGCAAATGGTGGAGGCACCAACTTCTTACTGTCTGCACTCCAAATAGGTGCTAGTGCCTATTTTGGTGGTGGAGCTGGAGCATCAGCAGCTACCGTAACCGCTCAACCATCTCTAGGGCCACAAGCTCCCTTGATGTCCTTTCCTATGGCCGAGGGTGGAGAGGTAAAAGGAGGTTTACCTAATAGAGATAGTGTACCAATCATGGCTATGGCCGGAGAGTATATAATCCCTAAGCAGAGTTCTGAGTTCTTAGGTAAGAATTTCCTTGACGGTCTTCGAACTAACCCTAGTTCAACCATGAAGAATATGGCCGCTACTGGGGCTGCATTAAGTAATCGGGCACCAGTGGATCAGACAACAAATGTTTATGTTGTTTCTCCAGATAAAGTGCCAAACGGGATGAGTAAAAATGATATTATCGTAACTGTCAGTGATGACTTGGCTCGTAATGGGCCTATCTCCCAACTGATTAAAAAGACTAGGAATTCTGCCTAATGACTCAGTTATCAGCCTTAATACCGACCTCTCTAATCAAGAATGATATGGAGAGGTTTATATGGGACAAACATGGTTACTCTGTGGAGTACCTTGAACACTTCAGACTTATAGAGAACGGTGCTGGTCAAGGGGTAATTCCTAAGCTAGAGTCTTGCCCGTTAAGAAAATTCTCTCTTAAATTCGAAGGTATGTACAATGGTGAAAAAGCAAGGATCGCTGATAAATCCTCCTGCTTTAAGAGTTTGGAGAAGTTCTATCTTAAACATGGTATGTTTAAGATATTCATCTATTACCACCCTATCTATGGGGATGTGCTAGTTAGATTCTCTAAACCTTTATCTATGCCAAAAAATAAAGCTAACTCTATTGGTTTTACTGAATCTTTTGATTTAGAGTTTACAGAGGTACAAAGTAAACCGTTTGTATTCCATAAGTCAGAGAAACTATTAGAAAATGAGCTTATGGATTTTCCTTTCATATATCACTCGGTCGGCATGGATTACCCAGACGATATAAGTAGAGTAATATTATCAGGTAATAACATAGCTGTTTTTCAGGACTTTCAAACTAAGCTCAGGACTTTTAAGCTAGACTTTCCCCTTATGTTATATATGCAACATAAAGGAGAAGTTAGTTTCATCCATAATAGATGCGCTAACCTTCTATCCTTGGAGCTATTCTATGTGCAACATAGATTAGACAGGAAATTTATATACATATTTAATGGTGAAAGGGTATTAGTTAAGTTTAAAAATCCCTTAAAGACCAATCCAGTTACGGGAGACAGCGGTGCTGTTTTGGATATCTCTCTTGAGTTAGTAGAGACTCCTTATGATGAGATGTCATCTATTTTCTCTGGCCCTATTATAGATGTAGGTCTGTCATGAGTATTCAAGAATCCACTCTTCTGAGTCACTCAGATATACTACTGCTATTCACAATAACCACACCTAATAATGTGGTTTTTAGGATGTGTAGTAAATACCCTGTAAACTTTATGGGTATACAGTATGAGTTCCTACCCCACTCCCTGACTGGTTTACAAGAATCTACTGGTGAAGAAAAAAGTAGACCGCAGCTTGAAATAACAAACCCTAGGGGGGTATTGACTAAAATAGCTCTTAGTGGAGATTTAGAGGGGGCTGATGTTTCTTTAATCCGTATCTCAGAGCTTGAGTTTAAAAACAATAATGTGACTGAAACTAGGGTTGATAGGTGGAGAGTGTATCGTATAATCTCCATCTCTACACAGCAGGTTGCTCTAGAGCTTAGGGGCATCTCTGATTTCCCTAAAGGTAAGTTTCCTTATAGGGGTTACTACGCTCCAGATTTTAAAACTGTTACTCTTTAGTGAGGTTGCCATGAATTATCACCAGTACGCTGCTCTTTTAAATAAGCCCTATATTGAGGGCTTCCAAGATTGCTATTCCCTAGTAAGAGATTTCCATGATTTGATATATGGTATAACCTTACCAGATTATGCTAGACCAGCGGGGTACTCTTCTCCAGAGTTCAACCTCCTAACTAGATTATCTTCTGACCCAGAATGGCAGCATAAGGCAGTCATAAGAAGCAAATTATTGGTTGGTGATGTTATATCTTTTAGAGTTGCTGGGGATACTGTAAACCATCTGGGGGTTTATGTTGGTAACAATCTATTCATCCATCATCTTTTCAATAGTAAGAGTAAAGAAGATAATCTAGATCAGAGATGGTTTAGGCGCATAGATAAAATATCTAGACATGTAGATGCCTTACAAGTCTCTAGTGTTCTAGATATGTCTAATCTTATTGCACCATCCTTTTTACTAGGGGCTGAAAATGTTTGATGAGCACTGGAATAAATCAGTTGAGGTTTGTGGTCTAGTGACCTTAGATGATCTAGTGGTCAGTCTACCCAATAGATCTTTAGACCCTACTAACTCTTTTGTGATGTCCTCTGAGGATATTCTAGCTTATGGTGACAATATAAAAGCCCTGTGGCACACACATCCAAGCAATGATCCTAATCTATCCATTGCTGACTATAAGTCCTTCATACAATATCCAAACTATCTTCACATCGTAGTTGTGCAGAATGGTTATGTTGTATACGCTGTGAGTGATTCTATAGTTTTGATTCGGGAGAAGGTGCTTTCATGATAACTCTTAATTTCTCTGAGTGTCTTCAAGAATGGTTCTCCCCTAAGATTAAGGTGGACACTACTAGCGTTATGGAAGCCTTAAAATTAGTCTTCACCCAATACCCAAGGGAGCTACAAGATAAAATTCCTGTGTCTGTTGAGGGGTATACCACTGTTGAATTACTAGAGATGCACACCAATGGGGTGGAGGTTACAATACGCAAAGCAGAGAAGCCAGCCTATAGCGGTAGAGGTGGTCAAGGTGGTAGTAGTTCTAGTGGGTGGATTATGTTAGCCATAGGTGTAGCCTTAGTGGTAGTTGCTGGCCCAGTTGGTTTTGCTGCCCTACAAGGAACAGCAATGGGTTCTTTTATTTTGCAGGTAGGTATAGGACTAGCCATCTCAGGTCTTATGCAGGTGTTAGCCCCTAAGCCCGATGATAGTAACCCTAAAAGTAGATACTTCAGCGGTAGTAATACTACTACTGAGATGGGTACCCCCATTCAAATGGTTTTTGGTACTCATAGGGCTTTTGGTCACTTGATAAGTTTTAACATTGACGCTAGAAACTACTCTGGGGTGGATGATGTAGAAAAGTCCCCCTACTTTACCAAGAAGGCAGATGAGAATATCCCCACCGAGAACCTCAATAAGTTTTATGGGGTGGTAAAAGCTGGTAGCGTTGTTAAGATTGCTCAAGATGACAATAACGTCAATAAATCAGGAGTGCAGTTATGAGTTATTCTGGTAATGGTGGTGGTGGCCCAACGGTAAAGAAAGATACTCTGTTTAGTCAAGACATTGTTGAGCTTGTACTCTCTTTTGGAGAAGGTACCATTTACGGCCTAGAGAAGGGTTTAGAGTCCTTCTATATTGGTACTGAGTCTCTTGTAGAACATAATGAGCTTGAGAAGGAAAGTTACCGATTCCCTGATTTTGCTATGTCTTTTAGACAGGGTTATGAGGATGATACGCCCATAGAATTTATTATGGGCGGTGAGGCTTCTATTATTCCTGCTTCTGCTTCTGACCTACCTGCTGGAGTAGCTAAATCCTTTACTACTCCTTCTAATCGTAGAGGAACGATAAAATTTCTTGATATTCGCATCTTTATTTCTAGCCTATATGCAGGTAATAAAGATGGAGATCAATGGGGATCTACAGTAGCATTAAGGGTACGCTATAGACCAGTAGGGGAAACCGACTGGACAAATGTGAGTTATAGCTTACTTGAGCAACTGCACTCTGGAAGATTAATAGAGTCTGTTAAGCAGAAACTTTTAGCTGCTGAGGGAATAAATTATGATTCTTTAACTCCTGATGAGAAGAGATCAGCAGTTAGAAAGTATACCAGTATTATCATAACCAAGAACATGGATATAGATACCCTCTCCTCTAATAGGACACAGAGAGGATCTGGAGCAGTACGTTCTAGTTTCTGGGCGCAATCAGATGGGTTATTTAGTAATATTGAAAGAGGCATACTATTATCTCAAGGAGTTGACCCTGATAGTCTTTACACAATCACAGGTAAAACTACCACTGGTTACGTTCATGAGTTATCTATCCCTGTTATCTCCCTACCAGATAATGATTGGGAGATTGAAGTAACTAGGATGACCAGAGCTATACCTCCAACAGATAAGAACAGTAGTATAGAGGTAGCCATAGATTCCATAGCTATGATAGGGGATAACTCAGTAGTTTATCCTAGAGTAGCTACGGCACATATTATTGCCCAGCATACTGATAGATTCTCAACTTTACCTGATTTCTCTTGTGACATTATGGGTATTATGTGCGATGTGCCCGTGAATTATAATCCTTTCGAACATACCTACGATGGTGTTTGGTTAGGTGGGTACAAAAAGACATGGACTAATAATCCAGTTTGGATCCTTAGAGAGCTTATTATGAATCTAGATTGGGGAGACAGAAGCAGAGAGCCAAATATAGATATAGATGATGCTAACTTTTATGAGGCTGCTCAATACTGTGATGAGAAACTGCCTGATTTAGACAATCCCTCCATTTTAAATCCAAGACATACGTTTAACACTGTGCTGACAGACTACCAGTCCAGTGATGAATTTAAACGGTTCCTAGCTGGTAGTTTTAGAGCTGTTCTAGTTGAAAGGAATGGTAAATACTCGGTCTTTATAGATAGACCAAAAGAGGTTAAGTTTCTTATTACCCCAGAGATGGTAACTGTAGATGGTATCCAGTATTCTACTACAGACTTATCCAGCAGATACAATCTTATAAAGGTAAGCTATCTGTCTAAAGAGGCCAAGTATGAGCAAGACACTAGGGTCATAACTGATCAATCTAGTATTGATAAGTATGGGGTAATATCTACAGATATTACTGCTGTAGGGGTTACAAATAAAGATGAAGCCCTTCGTCAAGCTGCCCATAGTCTACTCACTAATAAACATGAAGTTATATTATGTAGCTTCAAGATACCAAGGTTGGGTTTATACCTACAGCAATATGATAACTTTTATGTAGCAGATAGAACCGCAGGTTGGGGTGAATCTGCTCGTGTCTACGAGCATAAAAATAGTATTGTCAGGGTAAATACCCCCACCGCTGGTTTTGTAGGGGGTATTTTTACCCTAAAATACTTGGGAATCTCTGGTATAGAAACCTTAACAGTTGAGAAAAAAGATCCTTTCTCTTTCTTAGTTTTATCTGGTGATTCTTCTGGTCTGTTCTTTGAGGTACCTTTTACTTTAGAGTCAGAGGAGATAGGCTACCCCAAAAGGTTCAGATTAATGTCTGTTACAGACGATGGACAGTCTAAGGCACAAATATACACTGTAGAAGCCTCAATGGTGTACCAAGAGAAGTATGAGCAGATTAATAATCTGTATCAGGACTCTTTAGGGTTGCTATTCTCTGCTGACTCTCTAACTATAACTGTAGGGGATAGATTGCAGAGACCTATTAAGGTTTCTGTATCTATTCTCAGCTATGCTACTATAGACACTGCTCCTGTATATAGAATGAATATTGTATCTAATAACCCTAAAGACACTAAGTATAGAGTAGTGTGGTATCTAGAAGATGATACGGATTCTAAGAAGGAAGCTACTGTACAATCAGGTAGTCAGGACGGAGTTGTAGATTTTGGCCCTGCTTACCAGTATAAGTCTGGCTTAGTAAACTTTGAAGTAACCCCCATAGCCCCGTCTGGTGATGAAGGGGAGACTTACTATTTGTTAAATCAAGATCCACCTCTGTCTGATGATTACTCAGGTATGCCTAAAATGGTAGGCATACTAGTGACTAGAGAGAGTGATTTTAACCCTAGAGTTACCACGTTCTTTGCTTCAGACAACCATACAGGTGATTACATTCTAACTCACCCAGATGGTATCTCCTATATGTCCACCCCTAATGTAGTGGATAAATCTAGACCATTTGAAACTAGTATGATTAGTCTTACAGGGGCATATGAGGTATACGATGGTTTGGGTTTATATACTGCCCAGTTGGAGTTCAAAAGACAGGATAGTAGTTACTCCGACTTTTCTCCTAAACTAACCTTCCTAGAGAGAGAGCCTACTTTTAACTTAATATCAGCGGTTGTCTCTGGCGCAGATATTACAGTTAGCTGGGATGCTTTGGATTTCCCTCAAGATCTAGAGAACATATCTATATTTCTAGGAGGAACATTGGGAGGATCTAGACCAGACATGTTAGTTGAAGTTTCTCCAACCGCAACACAGGCTGTTTTTGTAGGGGCTTATGCAGGTAGCGGGACTTATTCTTTTAGAGTATCTCTTAATTATAATGTTTCTGCTTATATAGCTATCCCAGATATAGCTCCCGAATTCAGTAGAAGAACTGAATTCGGGATTCAGTCTTTTACGCTGTAATATCCGCTACAGGCTTTACGATATGAGCTACCCCGTCCAGAAACCAATCTGTGTCGGGGTATTCCCAATTCCCTTCTAGTTGACCCCCACCATAACCAGTAGCGCGAGTCTCAAAGAAGTTAGCCAGCTCATTGTTGGAGAATACCCAATCCATCCATTCTAAGGGATTTTCTGACACCCCATAGATTGGCTCTAAGCCCAACTGCCCAGCGCGGAAATCTGCAAGGAAGTAAATGAACTGTTCTAATTGCTCAAAAGTAAGATCCGGTAGAGTACCTTTGGATAGAGCTTCTTTGATGAAGGCAATCTCCATGGTAACAACATCTTTGATCATCTGACGCAGAGATTCAAAGAACTCAGGGTCATTCGCTAACTCTGGGTTTTCTTTTAGCTCTGTGTAGAAGGTGCAGAGGTTGGCTTCTACATGTAGGGACTCATCTCTTGCTGACCAAGTAACAATCTGACCAAGGTTACGCATGTGTCCGAAGCGTTGAGCATTCATGAGAATGGTGAATAAACCATATAGGGATAGACCTTCACCCAACACACCATTACGTGCTAAGAAGAATGCTCTGCTTCGAGCATCATCATTCATCGTATACTTGGTGAAAAACTCATGCTTGGCTGCCGTAGTTTCGATCTCCACAAACTTTTTGTAGTCACTCTCTGGCAGACCTAACTGGTCTGGAACCATAGAGTACGCATCGACATGCAAGCCCTCAATACGAGCAATCAAACCATACATCATTCTCAACTCTGGTGCTTTATACCAGCGTAGGATGTAGTCGTAGTAGCCAGATGCTACGTTTACATCCTGTTGAGTGAACCAGCTCAGGATGTGGCTATAGATAGCCACTGTTCCTGCATCTAGTTTGTTATGCCAGTCATTCAAGTCCTCTGCAACCGGAGCTTCATCTTTCGTCCAGTGCATTGCCTCTTGAGCCTCGTAAAAGGTGTAGGCCCAAGGGTATTGGAAAGGCTTAAAGTAGCCACGAGGATCAGTCAGGGTTAAGGCTTGTTCAGTCATGGTGTTATCCTCCGCAGTTCGCGCATTCTTCATAGTTGATAGGAGCAGTCATTGGCTTACTATCTGTCATTACCCCACCAATGATCTTACTCATAATGGTAGACATACCACCCCGCATGGCTTTCGACTTGAGATAGTAACGAGTCTTTAACCCATACTTCCACATCATCAAGTGTACGATGTTAATGTCCTTCTTACTAGCAGTAGGCAAGAAGAACACATTGACAGATTGAGCCTGACATGTGTGAGGTTGACGTGCTACTGCATGATAGACAACCCAACGCTGATCAATCTCAAAAGCCGTCCTTGTCATCCGCTTGGTATGATCATCAAAGAAGTCTAGATGCTGAGTGGAACCATCGTTATCGCTAATACTCTTCCAAACATCCTTGTTATTTTTACCCATTGCCTCAAGCTTTCTTTCCACATACGGGGAGCGAACTTGGAAGGAACCACTCAAGGTCTTATGGGTAAAGACGTTTTGATATGCTTTCTCACCACTAGGTACCACGTTGTTACAGATAATAGCGTTAGTAGCAGTTGGAGCCAAGGCGGTCACATGACTATTACGGCGACCTGTACCCTTCATATCTGGCGCTTCACCACGCTCGGTACCTAACTGGATACTCGCAGCAACAGCTTGCTCTTGGATTTGCTTGCTAACTTTACCTACCAGATCTACTGCCTCATTAGAGTCATAATAAATCTCGTTATCTTGGAAGTAGGTATCCCAACCCATTTGGCCTAAACCTAAAGACCTTTCTCTTTTTGCAGAGTGGACAGCTTTGCGCATCGGGTGAATAAACTTATGGATAATACCCTCCACCATCTTCTGAACCATCTGCTCAGTGAAAGAAGGCTCATCCTGCATTGACTCACGAATTACCTCAGCCAAGCGTTCAGCATCTATCTGACTACGGGCGTTAGCGGTAGCATTCTGGACAAAATACTCAATAACATTGTCAAGGAAGCGTATGCAGTCAGCTATGAAAGTGGGGTGATCTTTCCACTCATTATACTTACTAATGTTGGTCGAGGATAAGCAACACACAGCAGTGCGATCTTTAGCTGTGGCTTGGGTAATCTCGTGGCAGTTCAGAGCGTTGATTCCATTGAAGAAACCCCTGTGTTTTAACGGTTCGTTAAAGCAGTAGGTATCGTCAATTCGACCATCATTCTCTACACCAACAACAGTGACAAACCGAGAGCAGATACGCTGTGGTTTGTTACCTCTAAAGACCAGACGCTTGCAATTTAAACCTAACTGCAACAGATGATAAGTATCGTTGCTATTGATCAGCAGGCGATAAGCCTTCTGGCAGAGGTAATCTTTACTTCCACCCTTACCATCAGGAAGTGGGCGATAACCTTCTTCAGCAACAACAGAGATCTTGGCAGCAACTCCCAAGGTTTGTAGCATCAGAAGCAGTTGCTGAATAAACTCATGCTCAACTGAGGTGATCTGGATTGAATCATTGCTACCGTTTCTTGCCACGCAACCATCACCATCGAGTAGTCCTGCTAACCAGTTTAGACGTGACTGGACTGAATACTCAGCGGTAGGTAGATAGAACTTAGGTTTCAAACCCTTACAGAAAACAGAGCTGCGATTATCCTGTTGATTCCAGCTTGTTACCCCTTCAAGATAAGGACGTAACTTTTGCTTCTCGCCGTAGATTTGAAGTAGCTGTTTACCTGCATACTCGCAACCCTCAGCAGAGAAGAAACCATTAGTATAAGCCTTATCTAGATCCTTTTCCCCTTGAATAACTGGAAGCTCTAAACGGGGTAGACAGTCCCCCTCTACAAGCTCACTAGCCATTTTTACCACTAGAGACTTAGAACCATAACCAGATCTTAATACCTCGAAACGGTGATACTCTGTACAGTATAGACTCATACCATTACTGAAAGTAACCTTAATTAAAGGTTGATCTTCCCCTGTTTGAGCAACAGCAGAAAGACTCCACTCTTCCCCATTCCATATATTTACCATCTTACCAGCTAAGGTTTGGATCTCCTTATAACCCTCATCAGTCAGAATCACTGTTTCAGGGGCCACGCAGAGGTTGGAGCCGTGTACTTTCAACCCTAAGTCTTTCTGACTTTGTGGTAGGTGGTAGTTACTCTGGTCAACCCAATGAATCATTGGTTCGCCAGTTTTCTCTGCTGCGGTAGAGAGTAAAAGCTCCCAGATCTCTCTTGCTCTAACTGTCTTAACTACCTCTTTGGTGTGTGGGGAGATAAGATCCCAATTTCTATCTTCAATAACTGCATACATGAAGTCATTGGTGATATTAACAGAGTTATGGGTATTACGAGAGCGACGATTATTGTCTCCTGTAGGATTACGGATCTGGATAAACTCCATAATCTCTGGGTGTGAGATATCCATATTGTTCTGGATAGCACCACGCCGATTACTACCCTGATTGGTAGCTAAAACTAACCTATCTGTAACTCCAATAAACGGGATAGCCCCACCAGTTTTTTGGCCTGTACTTGTAGGAGAGTTTAACTCTCTCAATTGGCCCCAATACTGACCAATACCCCCACCATTACTGTTTAGGAAAACTGACTCCATATATGAGTCAGCAATACCAAAGCGAGAGTCTGGCACGAAAGTCAGAAAGCAAGAGATCGGCAATGGGCCTAAGACATTAACAAAGCAATCAGCTTTGAAATTATGCTTGAATTTAGGTGTAAATTTGATTCGTTCAGGAGCATTACTTAAAACCGGAGAGGCTGGCCCTACCCATTGCTTTAAGAAATACTCATACATTCGTTTAGCCATCTCTGGATTATCTGAGAAGGCTGTGGCGCATCGCCAGTACGCGTCTTTAGGACTTTTTTCATGCTTGAGAAGGTATCGCTCCTGTAGAGTTGCTAAACTAAAATCCTTTAAATCCAATGGAGTATGGGATAGGTCTGATGGGAATGGGACTGTCATGTTTTAGATCCTCACGTTGGATTATGTACTCTATATTAAACAAAGTTTCTCTTCAAGAGGTATTAAGGTATAATCCAAAAAGTAAAAAAACCCTTCTGGAGCATCCTGTGAGTAGATACAGTTTATTATTATTGAAAGTGTTATTGATTATTTCCTATCCAGTGTATGCTTCTGAAACATCCCCTTTAAGGGTAATGGTAAAGCATTATGACCTTGAGTTTATAGTGGGTGGGTGTTTAATGGCCCTATTAGTTGGTTCTATGGCGGGGATGCTCTATCCAATGCCTGAAACCTCCAGAATATCTGACCCAAGGTTGAAGCTTCTGCTGTCTGCCCTTGGTGGTTTATGTGCCTTTGTGTATACTATTGGTCTACCTCAGAGTGGATCTGGGCTGAGTAGTATATTATGGGTAGGGTTGGTGGCTTTTATATCTCCGTCAACTGCGGAGAATATAACAGCCTTAATAGTAGCAACTATTCGCAAATTCTTCAGAGTATAAACCTATGAACATTCCATCCTGCTTACTATGGGCCTTACTAGCTGCAACTCTAGGGTTACTGGTTATCCTACCGGATAGGGTGTTCTATACTCGTAGCCGTAGAAGAAATGCTATAATGACCTTATTAATACTATCATGCTTAGTTGGAGCTTATTTAGGAAGTGCAATTGGGATTGTTTGTTTAAGTGTAGTATTTCTTATAAACTATAGTTGGCCTAATCTAAAAGACTTTTTGCATTGTCGTTAATACTTTGTTAGTATGTCCATATGCGAGGGTAGGATTATGAGCAACTGTTGCCAAGATGCAATCATCATTGATTTAAAGTGGGGGCAGAAGGTTAAGTACCCTGTCAGATATGTAGATTTCAATCTGTCTACTGAAGGAGTATCTCTAAACTCTGTACTAAGAGATGCAGATAATTCGTCCATACAGATCTTGGATGTGGAGGTATTAGACCAAGTGGTTAATCTAGGAGTAGCCACCATAAGTCTAGATACTTCCCTACTCTCTAAGGATTTGATAGGTACTATGTTGTCTTTTGATGTTGTACTCTCTCTTTTACCTCCCTCGTTTGAAGAGACTGTTATACCATCAGATACTATATATGTTAACCTTCAACCTTCGCCAACACTGGAGAATATATAATGTCTACCTTTATGGGTATTCCTAATAGGATGCAGATAGACACAAGATCTATCATAGTGGCTATGGCCTCAGCGGTAGATGGGGTATTCTACACACAACTTAGTAAAAGAATAGATGATATTTCTACTGCTATATACGCAGCCAGTAACGGGTATAATGGTTATCAAACTAAAGCTTTAATGTTAGCTAACCCGCCTACTAGCCCAAATATGTTGGCTTATGTTACTAATGATACCACTGCGGCTAATAATGGTTTGTACGGAGTATTGAATGGAGCTTGGGAAAAGTCTCTGTATGATCCACTTACTCAAGCCATCATAATTATATCCGCAGAGGTTGCAAGTAGAAAGGCTCTTATATCTGATACTGGATCTGACTTTAACTTTTCTGGTTCTGATAACTTCAGCATCGGTAAGTTGAAAGAAGGATTCTTTAGTGTTTTAAATCTGATAAAGATACTCCAAGATAATGGGAATACATTTAAGTTTATCAACGCAGATAACTTCCTTGCTGGTGAGTTTGGGCCGGACTTCTCAAGATTCTTTGGTAAGTTAATCACGGACTCACTACAATTAAATGGCTTGGGTAGTGGTTTTGACTTTATCGGTAGTGATGGGTTTAAATTCGCACAGATTAATCCCAGTTTCGCACAGTTAGCAGGGTTAAAGATTATGGCAGATAGTAGTTCTAAAGTTCGCTTCGTTGGGGATGACAACTTCGTTATAGTTGAGTTTCCATCTCAAAGTGCCACTGTTACTCCAACCAGTGTAGTTAGTGTTGCTGCTCCGCTATTCTGCGGCCCACTAGTTACGTTTACTAATCAGCCTACGTTTATTGATGTTGCGTCGCTTGTGGCACAGCGCAGTTTAGTAAATAGCACGCGTAATCTGTTAGCTACGATTAGTGACCAGAATGGTAAAGGTTTCTCCCAATCTAGAGACTCTATTCGCTTTGATGCTGGAGAGTATGTTAGTAGTGGCTATTTAACCCTGTGTGATACAGCAAACAATCCAAACACTATTGCACGTATTCCGTTAACATTTAAAACAGCCCCAATCGGCTTAACAGGTCAGAGCAATAAAAACATTTTGGTGGTTGGTGATAGTATTACCAACCGTGGTCTGTGCTCACTCATTAAGTCCTATTTAACAAGCTACGGATATAACGTCACGTTTGTCGGTACGTTAAAGGGGTCATTGGATGGGGAAACCTCCACACAAACTGGTGGTGAATACGGTGAGGGTAGAGAGGGTCACGAAACGGGTGATTATACATACCGCTATACAGATAGGGTGCAGATTGTAAGCGTCGGTGGTGAGCAAACCTACCTTAATCTTGGTTTGTCAGATAAAAATGCAGCACGTGAATATAATCCGTTTTTGCGTGCTGCAACAGGTGGTGATAGTGCAGGTGTGATCAAGAATGGTTATGTATTTGATGCTGCATTTTATCAGTCCCGTTTTGCTTCAACAACAAAACCAGTGCCTACTCCAGATGTCGTTATTACCTTATTGGGTACTAATAATAGTCGGGATAGGGATGGAGCTACGCTACCCACCGAATATGCAGAAGATCTAACACTGATGTTAAACAGCTTTAAAGCAGCATGGCCTTCTGCCAAAATGATTGTGGGTATGCAAACTACCTCTTCTACATCGGATAGAGATGTTATTTTCGAAGCTGAATACGCACCAATGATTCGGGCATTGATCAATCTGAAAAACAGTGTTAGTGGGTTAATCGTTGCACCTATTTGGGCGCTTGCACCATCTGAAATCGGATACAGTATCACCACTGGGTCAGCAACAACTGATAGTGTTACAGGTGCATTAATCGGCGGTCTTGCCGATGATATTCACCCGCAGTATTCAGGTCGCTATCAACTCGCACACACACTTGCTGCCTATTCCGCAGCGGCTATTCAATCGTTGATCTAAGGAGATCAAAAATGGTTAGTATTTATTC